TATGTTGTGTTATCAAACTCTAGAACATACGAGAAATTAGATATTATATTGTCTTCAATCTCGGAGAATATATTAAATGTCACAGAGTTATACCAAGATGTTGTCACAGAATCATACAAATCTATCCAAAACGATTACGAAACTTATGGTTCAAGCGTTATACCAACTATAACATATAAGACTGTCCTGCAGATTGGTGATCCACCTGTTGGGTTAGACACTACTATACCAGACTTATACACTCAAGTATATTATAGTTATGACGAAGATCCGAACCCAGGTTATACAAAATGGATTTCTAGTGATGGGAGTGAGTACGTATTCATAGCTAGGGTCTTGGGTGAGAGATATTATGAATCAATCGATGAGGAAATATTGTCCCTTGCTGTTGATGAAGCAGTTTTGGCTTTAGACCCTTATGTTGATCTAGAGTCTATGTCAATTTCTGTTTTTAATGATATATTGGCTTCCATTGATTCTGATGTCAATACTAAAAATAAAGAAAAGACGCTAGGTAAGAACTCAAGTGGTCTCAATGTTTCTTCTTTGATGCAAATACTGATGGGTGCTGCTGGCACTAGATCAAGCGCGCAATCTTCTCAACAGATGGCACGTAGTGGGCAGGTTTTGGATAGTAGTAAGATGTCAGCACTTATGACGAGTCATGAGGATAAGGTGGCAAAGGCTGCTAAAATATCACAATTACTTACAAATACATTTAGTGGAACTTAAATAATATGGCTATAAAACCAGGACATGATAATAAAAAGTTACCAGAAGTTTTAAGTTCTGTACAGGACGAACTTGATGTTCGGTATATCTACACCGAGAGCGATGGTATCAATTTCAAGATATCCCATATGAATCCCGAGGACTATAAGAAAACTAGCTTCGATGAATTTTATGATGCTTCTGGGGAGTATAGTTCTAAGGGTTCGTATCCGGAAGATGATCACAGGGGTTTGAGTATTTCTTTCAAACATCATTCTAGGGATTTCATCCAAGGTGGTGCATCACAGACTGTTTACGGACATAACGATAAAACAGTAAACGCCACAGATAAGACTTCCGTGGCGGGTGATTCTGGTACTGACATCATCGGTAATAAGTTTGTTGCCGTGAAGGGTCAAGAGATTACGGCTGTTAGGGAATCACGTGTTGTGACAACATTTGGTGCTTCCGAAGCGCCAACATATGACATTAAAAATGGTGATTCAACGGACACAGTGAAGGGTGATAAAAACCAAACTGTCGAAGGCGATAATGTAGAATCCAATAATGGTAGTAAGTTGGTTATCGTCGGAGATGAATATGGCGTTAACGTACAAGGCGGTAATTTCGATCAGCACGTTAATGGCAAGACAGCAATCTATTCAGAAAGCGATTTATTGATCGAAAGCGCTACGAAGATAACTATTAAAGTAGGTAGTTCTACTATAGTCATAACAGATTCCGCTATCGATATTGATGCAACGCGTATAGACCTCAACTAAATATAAGAAAATAAGAGTAATTAAAAAAACTATGCCAGCAGCACATAGAAATTCAGATATCAGGACATGTGGAGCCACCACAATAGTCAGTAACCAATCGACTGTATATGTAAATGGTGAACTCTGGGCGGTTGCAGGCGATCCAAATAGTCATGGTGGTGGTAATTTGGTAAATTCAGGTAGTACTGTTTTCGTAGAAGGCGCAAACGTTATAGTGAATGCTCCTGATAGCGCTTCGCCTGATGGTCTTTGTCCTATACCTGGCGGTAATCACTGTAATCCCGCCACCAGTGGTGGTTCACCTGACGTGTACTCATACGGAGATTAAAGTAAATGGCTAGAATAACAAGAGCGCAGTTCTTAACATCGGGGAAGAAAAAAACAGAGTACTATTCTGATTTCATGAGCTCGTTCGCTAAGACTCCAGTTGGTGATCAATTGGCTAGGGTGGTGAATGATCGCTCCATTGAACAATCATTAAAAAACTTAATGATGACTGATGTCGGTGAGAGATTATTCCAACCCCAGATTGGATCTAATATCAGAGCAATGTTATTCGAAAACGACGCTGGGTTTGTTGCCTCAACTGCGGAACACTATATAAGATCAACTATCGATATAAATGAACCAAGGGTGTATTTGGAGGATGTGCGGGTGGACTCCAGTCAAGATAATAATGAAGTTAATATTAGTGTTTTTTACAGCACTATCAATACCCCTGAACCAAAAGTATTTAATCATATTTTAAGAAGAGTCCGATAAATGGCAAATAGTTCTTTAACACTAAGTTCGATTGATTTCGATACGCTAAAAACAAATTTTAAGGAATTTCTAAAAACACAATCGGTCTTTAAAGATTTTGATTATGAAGGTTCCAACATCAATACTTTACTTGATGTTATGTCATATAACTCATATTTAAATTCTTTCTATTTGAATATGGCCGCTTCAGAGATGTTCCTTGATTCCGCGCAACAATACGATTCTATTGTATCGCATGCGAAAGAACTCAACTACATCCCACGAAGTGCTACTTCTTCTTCTGCTAATGTGACATTAACTATGGAGACATCAGGTATAACTGGTGCAATGAGTGTACCAAAGGGGACAAGATTTTCAGGCACTAACTCAAATGGTGTTTTTGTTTATACTACCAATGAAGCTCAGTCGATTACTTCTGGAAACACAACATACGCATTGAGCGACCTTACTATTAAAGAAGGTGATTATCTATCAGATACATATGTTGTTGACGGTGATATTGAAAGACAACAATTTCTCATCAATACGGTTGATGTTGACACTTCAAGTATCACAGTACACCTTATAGAAAATAATGGCGCTTCGAACACAGAATATACTAAAAAAGAAACTCTATTTGGATTAGGTTCTGACTCCGAGGTGTTCTTTGTCCAAGCCTCCCAAAATAACTTATATGAGATTGTATTTGGTGATGGGACATTTGGTAAGAAGCCAACTAATGGATCGACAGTACTGATTAACTATAGGGTGTCGACAGGGGCGGATGCTGACGGAATTAATAACTTCACGTTATTAGACGACCTTGGTCCAACCAACTCTGGGGTGGTTTCAAGCTACCAACTCACCGTTAATCAAAATTCAGGTGGTGGGTCCGCACAAGAAGATGCCGAGTCTATTAGGTTCGCAGCTCCTAGATATTTTGCCACCCAGCAAAGAGCAGTGACAAATGATGACTACTCTTCATTGGTGTTGGCTGAGTTTAGTGATACTATTGATGATGTCAATGTTTATGGTGGTCAAGAATTAGAAACTAAGCTATACGGTCGCGTCGCCATTGCGTTGAACCCTATTTATGGCGAGATTGTCCCGGATTATATCAAAACTGATGTTAAGAAATATCTTGAGGATTATATTGCTCTACCTAATAGAGTTGTGTTAACAGACCCAGAATACATTTATTGCTCCCTGAAGGTCGCTGCTGAGTATGATATCAAGGTGACTGATAAGAGCCATGCAGATATTGCTTCCTTGATTAGTTCTAAGATCAGCGCGTTCACTAATTCCAATCTAGAGAAATTTGGCAAAGACCTTAGAATGAGTAAGTTGGTTTCAGATATAGATGCAGCTGATAGTAGCGTGACAAGTAATTTCACCATTAATAGGGCAATTAAGAGAATTGCTCCGATGCCAAATGTTAAAACAACATTCGATATACAAATGGGGAATACGCTTGATTACGATCAAACACAATTCAAGACAAGTGAAATACACAGCTCTTCCCATAGTTCTGAATTCGATTTGATTTCTAGTCATGCAACGGTGTTGTCTTCATTCTTCACGTACAATTCAAAGGCTGGTAATTCATACCAATTAGCTTTCATAGAAGACGATGATGGTGTACTTGGTGTCTATTATAACACTGGCTCTGGTGTAGTTAAGATTGATGATATAGGGACTGTAAACTACAATACTGGAAGTATAACTATAAATGATTTGAGCGTTTCGTCGTACACTGATTATATATCTCTTTATTGTAGAATATTAGGTGGTGATATACGAGCTTCCCAGAATAAGATTCTTATAATAGACCCTGCAGACGTTTCAATAACTGTAACAGAAACTAGAATATAAAATGGATAACAAAGTTCAAAAATATATATCTAATTTTGTAGAAAGTCAGTTTCCTCAATTCTATGATGAAGAAGGATCTGATCTGCCACTATTCATGAAGGCGTATTATGAATGGATGGAATCTAGCGGTCAACCTATTTACCACAGTAGGAGATTGTATGAGTATGGTGACGTTGACGATACTCTATCTGATTTTCTTGTCCATTTCACACAGAAATATCTTCATGGTATCCCATTCGAGACAATCTCTAATAAGAGATTTCTATTAAAACATATTCTCGATATCTATAGGTCTAAGGGATCAACGCAATCGTTTAGATTGCTGTTTAAAATGTTATACGACGAAGATATAGAAATATACCTCCCAAGTAATGACATGTTGAGGGTGTCAGACGGCAAATGGGTGTCTCAGAAATATTTAGAAATTACAAATAGCGATCAGCTAAATGAAATGCAAGGTAAAACTATCATTGGTCTTTCGTCAGGCTCTACTGCAGTTGTTGAGAGCTTGATTAGAGAATACTATAATAAAAATTTAATCCAAACAATATACCTCAGTAATATAGTTCTTTCCGACAACGGATTCATTATCGGTGAGAAAGTTATTGATAAAAGCCAGCAAGCCAATGCAGTAGCTGTAAGTGCAGCCCCAGTGATCAAAGGTTCTTTATCTTCCCTTAATATCACATCATCCGCGCCCGAGTTTGAAATCGGAGACGTTCTAAAGGTTACACATAGAGACCCAGCAAATAATGATGTGGTTTCTTTTGGTAAAAATGCATTGCTGCGTATTTCTGGTGTTGAAGCTAAATCGGGCCAGGTTAATTTTTCTATAGTCGATGGTGGTGTGGGATTTTCCACCAACGCTGAGATCTTTATTAATAACATCAATTCAGCTAATGGCGTGGGCGCTTCGTTCGGTGGTGTTTCTTTGTCCAGCATCGCGCCATTAACATACAACACGGACTTGATTTGCGATTACAGTAATG